TCCGCCGATGCACTGCGGATACTCGTGATCTCCGTTGCCAAGTCAGCGATCTGATCTCTGATGTTTTCAATTGCCGCCTTTCGGTTCGTGTAGTTTCGCAGCTCATCAGCCGCCTCCCGTTTCCAGTCCAACATCCTCACCTCCTTTGTCAGTCATCCCAAGCAACCCATCTTGTCGATGCAAGTGCCCGCCACGCCTTTGTAATTCATCATTTCACACCGCCTCGCTCCCCGGGACGATGCGATCCCAGCACTCTGTGCATATCTGCGGCACGCTTTTCTTTGTATTCCAGTTCTTCTCGCACAGACATTCAGTACCGTTTCCCGGCTCATATCCGTATTCATCCGGGCATCCCGCACACCCGCCGATGAAGCGTGCATCCACCTTGTCCGGATGCTCCAGCACCAACAGCTCGCGGAATGTGCAGCCGTGCGACTTCCTTACAAGCATATCTACCCGAAAATTGTCCCAGTCTGCCGTCGGCACGCCGACATAGTCGCACCACGCGCGTTCCAGCTTCGCGCCGGCGGATTCCACCCAGTCCGGCAGGAACACAACGTAGTCCACCGCCTCCATCTCGGCGAAACAGATGCGCATATAGTCCAGCTTGGCCAGCCCCTCCGGCGCTGTGGCCGGATTGATGACCGTCGCGCCCAGCCGCTCAAGTTGTGCAGCCGCTCGGGCGAATTTCCCCTTATAATCCGGATCACCGGCGATTTTCCCTGATATATAGATCTTCATGGTTGCCCTCCTTTCAGAGCACCGGGCGAGTTCCCCCGCCCAGTGTGCTATCGAATCACTGCATGATGACGACCTTGCCCTGTTCAATCAGGTCTTTCAGGCCGCGCTCGAAATACTCAGCGATGTTGCGTTTCGCTTCCAGACGCCAGATGCCGCCATCCGCCTCGAAAAAGGCGATGCCTTTCTCGCTGTCCACGCGCAGGAGGAATTCGCTTTCCGGCTGCGCGACCTCAAGGAACGTGCGGAACGGCTGCAGTTTGATCCGCGGGCGCACATTAACGACTGCGTTGAGCGCAACGCCCTGCCGCGCCGTCACGGCCTGCGTGACACCATTATCGTTGGTAGACACTGTGTTCTCATCGGACATACGGCTGAGTAGATCCAGCAGATACTCCGTGCCTTCGTTCGGGATGAACAGACTGCGCAGCTCGATCAGCGCAGTTTCTCGGTCACGCCAGCCAGTGCGCATGCCCGGCGCGTCCGCCTGCGCACGATACAGGACATTGCGGGAGAAGTCCGGCAGATACGTCGTCATTACTTCGACCTTGTTATAATCCCGGACATGTACCATGATGGTCGTCCCAACCTTTGCGATCTCGGTGCGCACCAGCTTGCAGACAGCATCCAGACCGCTGACGCTGACGGAATCGGGACGATCCACATGCGGCGGGATCCGCGTAAGATTGGCGTCGGAATAGGTCTGCCCATCAATTTCGAAGATTTTGGTTTCTTTCAGGCTCACGATTTTGTCGATCATTTCTGCGAACATTGTCATATCCTCCTTCGTTATTCGGCTGCCTGCTGGCTGTTCTGCAGCAGATTCAGAATTTTCGGTGCTTCCTGTTCATGCCCGTCCATGCGCATCTGGCCGGGGAGCTGCGGCACCATTTCGGCAACGACCATTTCCCCGTTGCCATCAGTGGTAACGCAAAGCGACGTTGCGACCGGATTGGTCGCCGCGAGCGTGGCCTTGGCAACAACATTCACGCGGATCTGCCGGCGGTCATCGTCCGGTGTCAGCTCGATCGTCAGCGTGATCTTGCGCTTTGCGGTTGCTTTGGTGTTGACGTCAAGGATGTTGTCAACACAGCGCTGCATCTCATAGTCCACGCGCTCTTGGAATGCACCCTGCGCCATCTGCAGGATGCTCGCTCTTTGGGTCTCGTGATTCATGGTTGTCCTCCTTATCCGATCAATGTCGGTATTTCATAATTGCACCAGAGCACTTCCGTGCGCCTGCTGCCATTCTGGTTATAGGCCTTCCGCTCGATGATGTTCCAGCCGCTCAGTTCGCTGTCATACATAGGTGAGTGATACCCGGACAGGATAACCGGCCCCGGGTGTGCTTTCAGCGCTGCCAGCAATGCCTCGTGGTCTGCGTCTGTCATTTCGTGCCGATACTGCTTTCCGCTGCGCGTTTCAAGCAAATACGGCGGATCTGCATAGATCAGCACGTTCTCGTGCCGGAAACGCCGAATCAGCTCCAGCGCCGGGCGATTCTCTATCTGTACTTCTTTCAGCCGCTCGGCCGCGGCCCGTATGTTCTCGGGCATATCGTTCCAGCAGTTCAGGCAGTAACTGCGCTCACGCGCATAAACGTCGATTTTGAATCCGGTCTTTTGATACGTCTTGAAGCCGTGCCCCATCCTGCTACGGATGCAGAACCGCACCGCGCGGTCGAAGTCTGTTTCTCCGCGATTCTCGTGCGCATCATCAAAGACTGCGCGCGCATATGGCGTTAAATTGATCTCCCGGGCAAGCCGCTCGGGCTCTGCGCGCAGAACGCGGAAGAAATTCACGATATCCCCGTCGATGTCGTTCACGGTCTCGATCGCCGATCGCGGTTTGTTGAACAGTACGGCCAAAGAACCGGCGAACGGCTCCAAATAGGATCTGTGCGGCGGCATAATTTGCACGATTTCCTGTGCCATGCCCCACTTTGCACCGGGGTAATTCAAAATCGCATTCACTGATTCGCCCCCATCACTCCACCTCCTGCATCCAGAACTTGCGGCGACAATCTGTGCACCCACCAGATCGGCTTAAATTGCAGACATACATCTTGTCAATATTTCTTGGGCACATCCCGACAATGCCATCATCGTCCATCATGCAGTTCGGCCACTGCTCCAAAAACACGCTTTGCCGCGTCTTGTGCGGATGCTTCTTTGACCACTGTTCCACCATCGCAACGGTTTTTTCAAAAAGCTCAATGGCGTTATCACATTTGTCGCCGTGATACTCACACTTTGTGCAATCGCTGGTCGATTTACACATCCGTCTGAATTCGCTAAAAAATTCTACCACGTCCATATTCACACCCCCGCGTCCCACCGCGCCTGCTGCATAAACGACAACTGCTGCCGCAAGTCGTCGATCGTGCGTTCCTGCCGCGCCACCTCGGCGGAAAACGCCAGCGCCTTGCGCCGCTCGTTACAGAGTATGGTTTCCGCTTTTTCCCGCTGCTCATGCTCCTGCTCGGCATAGTCGATCAGCTTCTGCACCGCGTAGTGCGCTGACGGTGAAAAATTCAGGTTGCCTTTGTCGTTATTGAGCAAATCGCGCACGGCAAAGATGATATCCTCAGCTAATACCATTGGTTACACTCTCCTTTTCGTACTCCGCCCGGTCGAGGGCGGTCGTTGCAACGGCATACGCGCTCCACTGATCGGCGCGGAAGCCGTAGAAAAAGTCTGGATTTGCTTTCGTGCCCTTACCGCTGCGGAAGTCGTGCGACGCGAAGCGGTCAATCAGCGCGTGGCGGATGGTGGTATCGTTCGCGCGGGGGCTGCCGCAGATGGTAAGCTTCTCTTCCTTGCGGGTGATGATGTGGTACGGTACGCCGCGGTCGTCGAGCAGCTGCTTATAGCGCCCGATCCACTCGCAGGTCTCGAACACGTCGCGCCCGACCGCCATGCCGTAAGATTCGATGATCTCGATCGCGGCAACGGTGAACGCGCCGCCGGACACAATGCCGGAAACGAGCGTGTTCTCGTCCTTTCCCCCCTGCACCGGTGCGCGGGTGATCGTATCGACGATGCACCAGCCGGTTTCCCGGTTGCCGGGGTCAAGGGCTAACATGGTCGGCATCCTGCACGCCCCCCTTCATGGCAGCGAGCATTCGCTCCACTTTGTCCAGGTCGTCCTTACCGGAGACCGGCGCGTGCTTCTCGCTCTCCGCCTTCACGCCGTCTTTTGCAAGCCACTGCCGGATGACGGCGTAGTGGGATTTGTACCGCGCGCCTTTGCTGGTGATGTACAGGGACAGGCGCTCGACATATGTTTTGTAGTCGTTTGGGTAATCTCGCTGGAGCTTTTCCAGCTCGTCATCCGCGAGCATGACGTTGTGCATTTCTCCATAGGGTTTCTTTTCCGGGGGCTTCGCGGTGGCTTTTTGCGCCGGACGCGCGGCTGGCTTTTCCACTCTGGCCGGTTCTGCGGCAGGTGGCGTCTGCGGGCGCTCGGAGTATGCCTTGTTTTCCTCCAGACAGAGCGTCGCAAACTCTTCCTGATAGTTCGTCGGATGGTATCGGTCACTTTTGAGCGTGTTGTGCATGCGCCAGTGCCGGATGACAATGACACCGGAATCAAAGACGATGATAAAGCGCTTTGCAAGGAGCAGCTTCAGATCGTCCGAGGCCGCGCCGACATAGTCCGTGATGCGCTTTGGGTTGTTGATGAACCCGTCGTCATCCGCGCGCATGTTGAGGTGAAAATACAGGGCCTGCGCGGAGAGCGGCATCTCCAGAAACGCATCACTGTCGATGAGCGAGCGCGCAAACATTCGTTTTTCTGCCATGGCGGCCTCCGATTAAAACGGAAGGTCGGATTCATCCTCCGGCAGTTCCTCAAACTTTGGCTCATTCGCAAAGTCGTCCGCGACAACTCCGACGCCGCGCACAACGCCGGGATAGGCGGAGGCAAGCTGCTCCACGCTGGCAGAAGAGACCGGGACGGACGCTTTGACAAAGGCGTCTGCACGCAGGCGCTCCTCGCTGCGCTCCTCCCCGTCGCGGGTGGTATAGCTGCGCGTGGAGAGTTGGCCGCAGACGATGACGGCATCCCCCTTTTTGAGCTGTGCGGCATTCATGGCGGCCTCATACCAGACCTCGCAGTTGATCCATTCGGTCTGCTTGCTGCCGTCCGGCTGCACGGTGTCGCGGGCGGGGACAGAAAACTTCGTCAGCGGCGTGTTTTTCGATCCGACGTTGGAGAATTCAGCATCTCTGGAGAGCCTCCCGGCGACGATGCAGTCACCGGTTCTGGTGCGAATAATCATGGTTATTTACTTCCTTTCTTTTGCGGTGCTGCCGATGTGGACAAACACGCGCTTGTTCATGGTCGTGTTGCGGATGGAGAGATTCAGGATTTCGTGACGGTCGGAGCCGTCGTCGTTTTTCGCGTACTCGATCTTCTCGACCGCAAATTTGTCATAGCACTTGCGGCCGTTGGCAGTGTAGTTCCCTGCCGGGATCCATATAAACGGTGCAGTGTACAGCTCGCGGCCGATACCCCAGTTAACGCACGCGCGCTTGAAGCTGTCGGACGCGAGGCCCTTTTCCGCCTCCGTATTGGATTCCGTGCCGGTGTCCTCTTTGCTGATCCACTGCCCTTTTTCGCTATCCCAGATGGAGACGACGCAGTTGGCGTTATCGCGCCGGTGCTCTCGCTGCCAGTTCATCGCGCCGACCGTCTCGTCAAGAATGGTCATGTCGCAGCGCGCGTCTTTGTAGAGCAGGAGGACAAGGCCGTTATCCTTGACCTGCTGCACTCGGCACTCGATCTCGTCCGCGCGCAGGCAACGGAATTTGTTCATGGTGTTTCGCCTCCTTCCGGCTCAAACTCCAGCGGGCAGTTGTACCCGATGGTGCGTGTGTCGAGCAGATACTCGCCGGTGAGGCGGCACTGCTTGCGGCTGTATGTCTCCAGGCACGGGCAGTAATCACAGGCAATGTGCTCGTCGGCAAAGTAGATGCGCGCCCGGGCGAGGATATAGCGCAGGGTTGCGCGGCCAGTCGTCATGGTGCTGCCCTCCGTTTTCTTGGGCGGCTATGGCTGTGCTTCTGCCGCAGGACGGCGCGGCCGCGCTCGCTCTCACGCCACTGCGCGAATGTAATGTGCTTATCGCAGC